TGCTGGCGACCCTGGCGAGGCCGCCTGAGTGACGCGGCCGACCTGAGCCATCTTGGCGAAGCCGACGTTGGCCAGCGCGCCGGCGGTCGAGCCCAGCCCGGCCAGCACCGCCGAGCCGTCCCAGTCCTTGATGTTGCCAGCGGTGATCGGCCCGGTCAGGTGCGTGGTCGGGAAGACCGGGTTGAAGGGTGACTGGAGGAGCTGCCCGCCTTGGACGTTCATCAGGAGAACCCCTTAAGAAGTCGGGAAGCTTGCCCAACCAGAGCGAGGGTTGTAGTAAGCAAACGAGTAGCGTTCGTAAGCTTTCACTAGTAGATTGTCGGTAATGAAATCGACTTGCATGTCTGTCTCAAAAGCAATGCGGGTCATATAGCTCAGTCCATCGATGTTGGTGAGCAGGAACCACGCAAATGGTGAGGTCAAGAAGTCCATCACCATGTAGCCTTCAGGCAGGCCACCAGCAGTCGAGTGGATCGCATTCACATCGTTGTCTGCGGTCCCAGGACGGAGTTCAGTCTTGGTGAGCCGGATCATCACCGGCTCTAGTTGCGGCGGCCCGATCAGCTTCCTGGCGCGGCTGAACATACGCAGTCCAGCCTGATCCCTGAACTGGGTGCGGACTTGGATCATGCCGTTGAGGAGTGAAGCCTCGTTCAGATCGACCGGCGTAGACGCGACGTTGGAGTAGACGCCGCCGTCGATCGGGTGGTTGGGCGCGAACAGCGCCACGCCGTCGCCGCCGATGGTCGGGTCGTAGACGTTGCCGGTGTTGAAGACGTTGGCGCCGTACAGCTCCTTGGTTTGCTGGTAGCTCTCCACCAGGCCAAGGTTCGACGGGTGGAACTGCGACTTGTAGAGGTTGTCATCGATGGACTTGCGCGTCATCGCGTAGCCCAGACCGATCTCCCTGTGTTCTTGGTTGAAGACGAAGCGCTCGCCAGCCGCGTTGTCGAACTGGGTCTGGCCGCCTTCAGTCTTCAGCTGGGCGAGGCCCAGGTAGCGCATCTCGACGGTGCGCTCGAGCGCCATCTTCGAGGTGTGCCGGGTGAAGACCTTGTCCCACTGGGACGGGATCTGTTCGTATTTGCCCTCGATGCCGCGGAGGCCGGGGAGGAGCAGATCACGGATTGCCGCTAGGTTGACAGCCATCGTGCGCCCCTATGCCTGAGCCGTCAGAGACTTGGTCTCGACGTTGTTGAAGCCGACGATCGCCCAGTTGTACGGACCCGCCTGGGTCCCTGGTCCGCCTGGCGGATCGGTCACCAGCGCGACGACCCTGAACGGGAGCGTCGGGGTGACGGCGCGCGCCACGGTCATGTCGATGAAGGCGCCCGACAGCCCGTTGGCGACGTTGCCGACGCCGTAGCCGAACTGGCAGTTCATGCCGATGTCGGCCTGCACGAAGCCGACCGTGGTGGAGTTGCCGGCCTGCACCCTGAAGCGGGCGCCGGGGCTGTTGTTCAGCCAGCAGCGCGAGGTGCTGCCGGCGGACACGTCCGCCCCGCCCCAGTAGTTCGACCAGACCATGCGCTTCTGCGCGACGGAGAGGTACTGGCACCCCTGGAAGATGCCAGCGAGGACGCCCGCGCCGGGCCCAGGTCCGGTGGTGGCGCCCGCGATGGTGCCGTCCGCCAGGCGGAAGGTGGGATCGCCCGTGAAGATCGGCGCCGTGGTGGCGGCGATCAGTTCCTGCGACAGTTCGTAGGTGGGCGGCGAGCCAAGACCGCTCGCATCTTGGAAGCCGAAGGGGGCGTTCGTGTTGGGCAACGGTCTCACCCCTTGAGGTGGAGAGCCTGTTGCCGAGCGCCGGGCCGGTCAGACTAGCTGGTTACCAAGCCCCTCCCCGGGGGGGCCGATTGGGCGTGGAACCTACGGTCAACTTTCATCCAGCGTCAAGTGCACGCAGCGCTGGCCCCCGGAAGGCGTTATCTTGGCGACACCGCCAGGAGCCTGCGAACCATGACCGACACCACCCTTCCGCCCGTGCTGAGCGCTGCGACCAATGCCAGCGTGCAGGGCCTCGTCCGCGCCAAGCACGACATCACCCAGTGGACGAAGAACCTCGAGCGAGCGCTGGCCGACGATGTCGCCGCCGGCCGACTGACCCCAGACGAGGCGGCTGAGGTCGCCAAGACCAACGAGGTCAAAGCCCCGCCAGCCCCTGGCTCGAAGGAAGAGGCCAAGGAAACCACCGCTGAGGCCAACCAGGCGCAACTGGACGCGCAGACCAAGGTCGCTGAGGCGGAAGCCGCCAAGGACCAGAAGGCCGCAGCCGCCGCCCAGCCGAAGCAGGACGAGCCAGCCAAGCCGAAGGACGACGACGACAAGGCCCCTAAGGCGAAGGACGAGAAGCCGCCGGCCAGCCACACGACCCACACCGGCCGCTAGATATCGTCCAGGCGGATCTCAGCCGCCCGCTGCGCCGCGCGGGCGCGCGCATCGGCATCGCCAGGGCTGGACGCGCCAGCGGGCCGGGGTTGTTCCCGCGGCAGGTTCGGCGGCCACGCCTGCGGATGGTCGGGCCCGTAGGTGACCATGCAGGATTTCGCCTGGTTGACGATCAGCCGCAGCTCGTACCAGTCGGCGTAGGCCCCCAGCAGCACCCCCTGCGCCTCGAGGTCGCGCCACTGCGCCAGCACCGTGGTCGCCTTGGTGTTGACGAAGCTGCCCTTGATCAGCGCCCGCAGCGCCGGCGGCAGGGCATCGCAGGCCGCGACCTCCTCATCGGCGTCGCAGCGCTCGAGCGCGCCGCCAGCAACTTTGCCATTGAGGTTGCGGCTGGACACCTCATCACCTTAGCGCAGGAGGCATTTCAACTTAAACTCGCGCGGCGACGGTTGTTCACTTGTTGACGGCTTAACCCGATGACCTGTAGCTTCCATGCGCTGTCAAGCGGCGCTTGTCTCCAAATAAGGTTGCCGTTCATGGTCGTCGCGCGAGGGATGCTGGTGGGGCACCTATCACCTCAGAGACGCGCGACCGACTGCCTAAGCAGCTCTCACCCACATTCCAGCCAGGAAAGATCAGATGGCAGCAGTTATCAAGACCGCGGGACAGATCCGCCGGGAAATGATCAACAGGGACCGCTACAGCGCGGCTGAACAAGCCAAGCACAACAAGCAGGTTGAAGCTGAACGACTGCGGCTGGAGAGCTACGAAGACTTGCGCGACGACGTACTCAGCGTCCTGAAGAACCATCAGATGTCGTACGAAGACGTACATGGCAGGTTCGGGCCGCACCCTAGCACCCTCCACTCCTGGGAAACCGGCGCCGTACACCAACCCCAGCTTCGCAAGATGCAGTCAGCCCTGCGCACTGTCGGCTACGACATCGGCATCATCGAAGGTCGCCGTCACAAGGAAGCGGCCGAATGAGCGCCGCCGAAGCACCCGCCATTCTCCCGGCGATGGACGCCCAGGTCGAAGTCGTCACCCCCGCCAAAGCGCTTGCGTGGCTGGAGAACGCCGCCCGCAACCGGGGCATCTCAGACGCCACCGTGCGCCGCTACGGCAGCGACATGCAGGCCGGGCGTTGGACCCTGAACGGCCAAGGTATCATCTTCGACGCCAACGGTCGGCTGGTCGACGGTCGCCACCGACTCACCGCGATCTGCGCGACGGGCTGCGAGGTCACGATGCTGGTCGTGCGCGGCGCGCCGCCCGGCGCTTTCGAGACGATGGACTCGGGGCGCACCCGCACCCTGGCCAACACGCTATCGATCGAGGGCCACAAGAACACCGGGGCCACCGCCGCCACGGCGCGCATCGTCTGGGCCTACGCCGCCGGGGTGAACCTGAAGTACGGCTCGTCGCGGACGGAACTGCTCAACCTGATCCGGGCGCACCCGCTGATCGAGGAGTACACGGCGACCATCGCCAACCGGGACTACTACACCAAGCCGATGGGGGTGCCGAAGTCGGCGCTCGCCGCCATGCTGGCGCTCGCCAACGACGCCAAGAAGCTGGACGATCAGGTGACCAGCTTCCTCAACGGCTTCATCACGGGCGAGGGTCTGTTCGGCGGCGATCCCCGGCTGACGCTGCGCCGCTGGCTGGCCCGCCAGCGCGCCGATGTCGGTCACGGCGGCACCCGGATCGCGGAGCCGTTCTTCGCGGCGGCCACCAAGGCCTGGAACGCCTGGGTGATGAACAAGCAGGCGAAGGAGATTCGCTTGCCCATGTTCTTCAACCGGGAAACGCTTCAGCTTGAGGGTTTCAACCCAAAGCAGTTTGGCGACGTACCCGACCTCTCGCGCTACTCGTTCGCGGCGCTGGGGCCAGAGCCGCTGAGCGACAGGGCCGCACATGAGCCTCCAGCCGGGTGAGCCGCATCGCCTCGAGGCGCGGCTGACGCCCGCTGAGCATGCCGCCGAGATGCGGGCGCGCGCCGACGACGCGACGGACGAGGCGGCGAGGGCCTATTGGCTCTGGCTGGCCACAGAGTGGGACAAGACGGCGGATCGGCACCGCTACCGCCTGCCGCGATCATGGGCCGACGAATGACGAGGCGGTGCGGCGACTGTCAGCTGTGCTGCAAGCTGCTGCCGCTGAAGGCGCGCGACAGCGACGCGACGGTGCGGGCGATGAAGGACGCGGGCATGCCGATACCAGCGGGCTTGGCGGATATGGTCCCCGACTTCGACAAGCCCGCCAACACCCGCTGCCAGCACCAGCAGCACGGCAAGGGCTGCAGGATCTACCCCAGGCGCCCGCTGGCGTGTCAGCTGTGGAGCTGCCGCTGGCTGAACGAGGCCGACACCGCCGACCAGCACCGGCCTGACCACAGCCACGTCGTCATCGACGTGATGCCCGACTACGTGACCCTGAAGAACAACCAGACGGGCGAGATGCACCCGTGCGAGGTGATCCAGATATGGGTGGATCCGGCCTACCCCGACGCGCACCGGGACCCGGCGATCCGCGCCTACGTCGCCCGGCAGGCTGAGCGCGGCCCGCTGGCGCTGATCCGCAACGGCTCGCACGACGCCTTCCTGCTGGTGCCCCCGTCCGTCGCCTCTGACGGCGAGTGGCACGAGATGCGCGGGGTGGTCGAGGGCGATCACCACGACCTGACCAACCGCGGGACAGCGCCCGGGTCGCGAGAGACAGCCCGGCCCGCTGGTTCAGACGCCGCCGGGCGGCCGGTGTTTCCCGCGAGAGCCGCCCACCCATGAAGCGCCTCGGCGATCTCAACGAGCCGTGGAAGTGCCCGCCCAGCCTGGAGCGGGTGTTCGCCAAGCGCCACGCCGCGCAGGATCTACGGCGGGCGAAGGGCGCGGCGAGCCGGGTTGAGCACGAGCGACGCGAAGAAGCCAAGCTGCGCCGCAAGCGCTGGACGTTCCAACCCCCAGCCAAATGAGCGCCAAGTTCTACATCCTGAACGGCCACGAGCCGGTCGCGCTCACCGGCCCGAACGCCGTGCATCAGTGGGCGCGCTGGTTCGAAGGCGCCATCGGCATCGACGGGCCAGAGGCCCGGCGCAAGGACAAGCGGCGCGTGGCCTTCACCGACTTGGGCTTCTGCACGGTCAGCACGGTCTTCCTCGGCATCGACCACAGGTTCTTCGATGACGGGCCGCCGATCCTCTTCGAGTCGATGGTGTTCGCCAACCCGACGCCGGGCGCGGCCTTCCCCGACGAATTGGAGGGGTTGATGGACCGCTATTGCACCTGGGACGAGGCGGAGGCGGGCCACGAGGCGATGGTCGCTAAGGTGCGCCAGCGCTTCTGGCGCAAGGAGGTCAACGGCAAATGAACCTGCTGCTGAAGGTGAGCCGCCGAGCGGTCGCCGGGTTCTCATGGATCGAGGTGGTGGGCGCGCCGGTCGACGACGATGGCGGCCACACCAGCTACATGCTGCTGGCTGGCGAGCACGAGGGCGAGGTCAGCACGTTCCCCGAGTCGAACTACCAGATGACGACGCCAGAGCATCGACGCGACATCGCGGCGCTGCTGGCGGCAGACGGGTTGCACATCGCATGACGGTCAAGGTCTTCACCATCGCCCAGGTCCCCGACGAACTCCAGCAGGCATGGCTGCAGCACTTGCGCGACTTCGACACCGCGCACCCTGGCTGTCACTTCGAAGTGCTGTTCGACGCGCCCGATCAGAGCCTGGGCGAGATGGTCGAGGCGCTGCGGGTGAACCCGGCGCTGACCTTCCAGCAAGTCATCAAGCGGGAGCGATGATGGACTGGACGCCGGTCGCCGGGGTCATCGGCATCGCCCTCATGTTGCGCGGCTTGTTCGACCTGGGCGTCGTGATCCACGGCCTGCTGAGCCTGCGTCGTCGCCAGAGGAGGCGCTGATGGACTGGACGCCGTTCGAGGAGCGCCCGCGGCCGCCAGGGCTGAGCCAAGTGCTGCTGGCGGTCGAGCGCATGCAGCGCATCGAGATCGCCTCCGACGACGAAGCCGTCATCGGGGACATCTTCGCGTGGCTGATCGGCCAGGTGGCGCTGGCGCGGCGCGGCGCGGCGCCCCCGACGCTGAAGAAGGGCGCGGCGGCGCCGACGCTTGACCCGGAAGCGAAGGCGCGGGTGGAGGCGGTGCTGGCCGCCATCGAGAAGGACTCCCGCGGCTTGTGGCGAGCGACCAACGAGGCCTACGGCGTGAAGAGCGTCGTGGGCATGCTGGCGATGTTGGTGGACGTGCGGGCGGTGATGGCGCGGCTCGACTACCTCGAGGCGTTAAACGCGAAGAAGCCCCCGGCGCTGTGAAGACCACCGGGGGCTCCCCCTACCCGCGCGCGGGCCAGCGACGGTCGCGCGCCGCGGCAGCTCGTACCTACCCGCGCGGAGCCTTCGGCGGCGCCGGGGGCAGCGGCGGTGGAGGCGGCGGCGCAGCCTGGGCCTCGGGCGGCGATGGAGGCGGCTGCGGGGGCGCCGATGGTGATGGCTGCGTGGGATAGAACTCCAGCGCGTCGGGCCTGTAGTTGGCGCTCTGCGGGCAGGGGCGACCCACCTTTTCGAACGCCTCGAAGACCGAGTGGTCCTCGCACATGATCGCCCTGGCGGCCTCGCGGTCGCCGAACAGCCCGGCGACGCGGTCGGCGTTCAGCCGGCGCTCGCAGGCCTTGTCCTCCCAGGTCGAGCCGAAGCTGAGGCCCCAACCCATGCCGCTGCCGGCGGCGCTGGTTGAGCCCATGCACGTCTCGGTCAGGGTGGTGGCCAGCGCCGGCGCGTAGACGATCGGCGCAGACTTCACGTCGGTGGTGGTGTGGGTCGGCGTCGCCGGGCTGTTGAAGACGATGTCCTGGGCGTTGCCGGCGTTGGTCGCCGCGTTGGTGGCGCTCGCCGTCGACGAGCCGCCCGCGCCGCCGGTCGCCTGCGAAGCGGTGTTGGCGTTGGCGGTGGAATTGGCGTTCGAGGTCGAGGTCTGGGCGGACGCAGCGCCCCCCCAAGCGATGATCGCGACCGCCGCAGCGGTCGTCAGTAGACGTTGCATTTGGTTTGCCCCTCCGATGGGAGAGCAAGAGGCGGGCCTGTAGAGGGCGTGGCCCGCCTCCGCTCGTTGGCCACCGCTGCAGTCACGCGCGGGCAGGCCGCGCGCCGACGCGGCGGCTCGCGACTCAGTGGGCCGAAGACGTGCTCGTCGCCGTCCCGGTCTGGAAGCTGAACGAACTGGTGAGCGCCAGCCCGGTCGAGCCGTTGACGTTGGCCGCCAGGCCGGTGGAGGCGGCGTTGGCGTTGCTGAGGCTCAGCGGGGCGATGTGGAACGCCTGCGCGTTGCCGTTGCTGGCGTTCTGGGCGGTCGAGGCCGACCCGGAGAGGCCGGGGCCGATCTGGACGGCGGCGCCGCCAGAGGCGACGGCGCTGGTGGCCGTGGCCGTGGTCGCCGTGGCGGCCAGAGCCGGGGCAGCAGCGCCGAGCGCGAGGGCAGCAGCCGCCGCGAAGAGAAGCTTCTTCATGGTTTGGTTTCCTGATGTGAGGACGCACGAGACCGGGGTGCGTCCGACCCCCCAAACCGCACCTGGCTTGGTGCCCGGATATCACCGTAACTTAAGTTCGGTGTAAAGTTCGAATTGACGCGCGCCGAAAGTTTCGGGGCCCTCTCTCGTCCAACTGGTAGGACGCTCGGCTTTGGTCCGAGAAATTGAGGTTCGAACCCTCGGGGAGGGGCCAGTCAGCTCCGCCGCACCACCTGGGTGAGCTGCTCGGCCTGGAACTCCAGCGCCGTCATCTGGTGCGGGGTCGGGTAGCCAGCGGGGACGATCGCCTGCTTCTCCGTGATGGCGCGCGCCGCCGCCTCGTTGAGCGCCTGTCCCAGATCGAAGCGGCGCGCGAGGCGGTCGGAGAGGATGCGCTGCTCGCGGTTCTGGTAGTCGAAGTGCGCGAGGATGCTCTCGCGGATCGCCCGCAGCTCGCGCCACGCCAGTTGCTCGACCTCGACCGGATCCAGCGGGTGGAGGTCCCAGTCCTCCGGGTCGGGCTCCTCGGCCAGGTCGGCCATCAGCGCGTCGACGAAGAGCCCGGCGGCGATCCCCAGCAGGAAGCGGTTCATTCGGTCGGCACCGGGATCTCCACCGGACTGTGGGTGGTCTTGATCCGCGCCGTCGGCCGACCGCGCTCGTCGACGCGCTCGAAGGTGCCTTGGGGGGCGTCGTTGAGCTGCTGCTCCTTCAGCCTGACGGCGGCGCGGGCGCGCTCGTACATGATCTGCTTGACCCGGTCGGTGATGATCTTGGGCCGCTCCATCAGGATCAGCCCGTCGCGGGTGATCTGGCCGCGCTCGCCCTTCGGCATCATCGCCGGGTGGCGATGGGCGGGCACCGCCTCCCAGCCCGTCCTCGCCAGCTTGGTGTCGTAGGCGGGGTCGGACTTGCCGTAGACGGTCTGGCGCTTCCACTCGTAGGTCCAACCCTCGGGCACCACGATGTTGTCCAGCGCGAGTTCGTCCTGGCCCTCGTCCAGCGCGCCCTCGAGGTGGCCCATGATCTCGGCGGCGCGCCGGGCGGCGCGGTCGCGGGACGACTCCTCGCGCGGGCCCTCGGCGCGCAGCGGCGGCCGCTGCGGCTCAGGCGCCGCTCCGTTGAGTTGGGCGGCCAGCGCCTCGACATCGGACGCCTGGGCAGGCGCGGGCGAGTGGGGGAGATAGTGCCCGTGAGCGTCGCGGGCGCGCTTGCGGCGTTCGACCATCAGTTCAGCCTCTTCTCACGCTGCAGGATCAGCATGTTGCGGGCGTAGGCCTGCTCGGCCTTCCGGCCGGTCGGATCCGCCTGCATCTCGTCGGGGAAGTTCTCGTGCGCCGTCTCCCGCTGCTCGCGGGTCAGGGTCACGCGGGTGGGGTTGGCGGCGCCGCCGTTGCCCCGGCTGACCGGGGCAGCGGGCGGCGCTGAGCGTCGGGTTTCTGCCACGGCTTCGCGCCTCTCGATCTGGGGTTCAGGTTCGCGCCGCGCCAGCTGGCGCTGCAGCACGCGGTCCTCGACGAAGCGGATGTAGTCGGGGCTGTCGGCTGGCAACCCTTCCGCCATCGCGAGGTTATGGGCCGCCATCAGCCGATAGTTCTTCTGCGGGTCGGTGATGTAGTCGGGGTGCGCGCGGATCCAGGCGGCGGCGTTGGGGGTCAGCTGGCTGGCGACCACCTCGACCGGATCGTCCTGGGGCGGCGGGGCGGCGCGGGGTTGCTCGCGCGGCGCGTTCTTGAGGTACTCGAGGCCGTTTTCGATGGCCGACTCGCGCTGCGCGGTGCGGGCGATCTCCGTCTGGATTTTGGCGGCGGCGCCGAAGTCCT